ACGAAAGAAGATGTTGCTGAATAAGCTTAGAAAGCGTGACTTAATATGTGGAAACCAGAAACGATTAGTGTTGTCTTGTCTTGTGTTGTTTCGTTTCTCGGAATCTTTGCTTTTTTTCAAGGTCGTATGACCTCAACAGAAAAACGCTTAACGATTCTTGAAGAGAAAGATAAGCAGCAAGATAAAGAGCTAACAGAAATCAAAGTTAGATTGGATAATCACGACTTGCAAATGCAAGTGCTTATTCAAATGACGGAACAGATTAAAAATTTATCAGAAAAAGTAGATAAGATTGATAATAAATTGGAGGAATTGTCATGACAAAAATTATTAATGATTTGAAAAAAGTAACAGCTGGTACATGGGTGCGTGTGGTCTTGTTCTTGTTAGGAGTAGTCAATTATTTCTTGACTGCTTTTGGCATTGACATTATCAAGTTTGATAATGAACAAATCACACAGCTTGTCAATGCTGTTTACATTGCAGTTACTGGCTTCTATACTCTATGGAAAAACAACAACTTTACCACAGAAGCACAAGAAGCACAACAATATCTTGACGACATGAAAGCTGTCAAAGGTAATGTACAGCCAACAACAGTAGTAGAAGCAACAAACGAAGACGACATTGTTTTGGGGTGATTAAATGGCTACAGTCACACAACTATTAAACTATGCCAAGTCGCTAACCGGAACGAAAGTGACAGTTAGTACGAACCCTTACGGCGGGCAATGTGTTGCTTTCGTCGACCATTTAACTCAATGGGAAACTGGCGGAAAGTATAATTTGGCGTACACAAACGCTATAGACTTACTTTCTAAGGCACGGGCGAATGGGTTTGAGGTATTTTATTTCAATGGTTCAAATGCGCCACAAGCTGGCGATATTTGGGTCACACGCACCTACAGTCATGCTTACGGACACACAGGCATATTTACAACCAACGGCGGTCAGCCAATGACATTAGAGCAGAACGTTGACGGTAACGCTGACGCCTTAACTAACGGTGGCTGGGTACGTCAAAAGCAGCGCTTGCTGTACTCTGACGGTACTATGAATTACAATCCATACATCGAGAAGCAGACGTTGATTGGTTGGTTCAGATTGCCGCTTGACAAGGAAAGTACAACTACTACATCTACAATTAAGAAAGGACATAAAACTGGTATGTACGGTTCATTTTTATTTACAGTCACGGAAGGTGATGGCGAATTTGGCAAAGGTACAGTATTCATGTACAATGCAGCCACAAACGCTGTCACAGGAATGCACAATAGCGAAGAATTAAAATACGTTCAGGAAGCCTATAAGAAATCTTACGGCGAAGACATGCGCACAGAGACTTACTCAACCAAAGCGCCAGCTTATCGTCGATTGTTCGCAGGCTTAAACACCGACACTAAAGGCGGATACACTAAATTTGACGACATCAAAACACAATTGACTAACATTGCTAAACAGTTGAAACAAGATGAAATTGTTGAACAACTGAAATCAATCAAAGAGGAGTACGCAGACCTTGCAGAGCAATTGAAAGGTAATGACGTTGCGCAAAAACAAACTTTTGTAGCAAGCGTTAACCTTAACATTCGCAAGTCAGCAAGTGCAACTGGCGAAAAAGTCGGTATTCTCAAAAAAGGTGACTCTGTCGAGATTGTCGGTTCAGCGCAAGCAGACGGCTATTACTGGATTTCATTCATGAAAGATGAGCAACTAGTATATGTTGCTTCTAAAATCGTTGGTGGCGACACTTACGGTTCTGTTTATTAATGGTATAATTAAATAGCAAATACTTTAACACCCCTAACCTTTTGCGGTTAGGGGCTTTTTTCGATTTTGTTGACGTCAACAAAATTGGCAGTCATGCACGTTTATGGTATAATAAACATATACGGCAATGAGTGGGCTGGTGAGCGCGTTAAATTAAATACAGCAGAACTTCTTTGCAGAGCTAGCTTTTGCTAGCTCTTTTTTATTGCCGTTATAACCACAAAAACAAGAAAAGTCCGTTAAAACGGACTGAAAATTTTAAAAAAATATCAAAAAAGTTATAAAAAGGGTTGACTACTACTATTTATAGTAGTATAATATATATGTAAGGTTGAGGGAGGCAATCTTAGACAAGGAAACTAAAGAAAGGAAAACGAAATGTTTAGGTACTTAAAAAAGCCATTCAAAATTAAAACAAACAAACTGGTCGTCAAAATCAACTTGTTAGTCATAACGCTTGAATGGCACATTGAGTTTGAATAGTGAGAAATCACTATTCCCCCCTTTTGGGGGTGTACTTAAATATTAACAAAAAATGCTATGAAAGTAAAATTTAAAGTAACAAAACATTCTTTTGATTGGAAAGCATTTCTAGGTTGGTTGGTTGTTATTGCACTAATCGCTTGGTTATTGCTTAAATAAGGAAGTAATATGATTGAAGTATTATCAAAACAAGAAATTTTAAACTTACTAACAAATAATTCACGTTATCAGATTTCTAAAGCTACTGGAATATCTGAACAAACGTTGTCAAATTACGCAAACGGCGTTACAGATGTCGGGCGTATGTCATACAACAATGCTATTAAGCTTACACAATACGCAAAAGAAAACGAGGTAGAAACAATGAAACACACTGAACAAGAAATTTTAGATATTATCAAAGATTTAGAACTTGATCCAGATATGCTTGATGTTTGGGAAGATAAAGATGGAAACATTAGCGTTGAAGCTCGTGGAATGGCACCAGCTGATGAACGTGAACGCAAAATGCAATACATTGGTTTCGTCGATAATGGCGATGTAACTTTTGAATAGAAGATAATTATGACAAAGAAAGTTGATTTAACAGGAGGGCGCTTTGGGCGCCTCACTGTTTTAGGTGATGTAGGAAAACGCGACTCCAGAAAGCACGTTCTGTGGCACTGCCTTTGTGATTGCGGAAGAATCACTTTCGTGCGAGGGGAGCATCTTAAAAACGGTCGAACAAAATCATGTGGTTGTTTGTGTGCTGAGCGAAGCCACGGACACAATTTTAAAGATTTATCAGGCTATGAAAACGACAACTTTAAAGTTTTGAAAAAAGTCGAGTCTAAGAATCAACGGGCAATGTGGTTATGTGAATGCAAGCATTGTGGAAATACAATTGAATTACATTCTAATAATATCAATAAGTATCATTCTTGTGGATGTTCAAGAACCGGTGCTAGCAAAGAGTACATGGAAAGTATTAGAGATGTCGATTCTCTAAAAAGCACTAAGCCAACCAAGAAAAGCACAACAGGCGTGCGTGGTGTTTATTATCAGAAAAAGAAACATTCTTATCAAGTTTTTATCAACATCGATAAGAAGCAAAGATATCTCGGAACTTTCAAGACTTTAGAAGAAGCTGCAAAAGTTAGACAAGAAGCAGAAAAGGAATTTTGGAGTAAATGACACCCAATTTTCGGGTGTTTTTTAGTGCAAAATAAAAAGCCTTGTCCGTAAAGCTTAAGGCGGGGAATTGGCGGGGACGAGTGCTGGAAACGGTGTTGTAGCAAGGTTTTGAGTTTTTTACTAAAAAAATAATCGTTTTAACAAACCGAACCAAACCTTGAAATAAAGCTTATTTTAAAAGGGTTTTGAATTTATTGAAATGATATTTTTTTGGTATTTTGAGGTATTTTTTGGTTTTTCGGTGGGAACAAAAGTGGGAATTTTTTTATTTGATGGCACGCAAGAAAGAGTCGGTTACTTCGCTAGCTACTTCATCTTTGATGTGCGTGTATTGTTGCGTCATGTAAGATGTTGAGTGTCCTAATGCAGCAGCCATGTGTTCGACAGGGACACCAGCTATTTGACCTTGAGTGGCAAAGAAGTGTCTCATCATATGAGGTGTAATGTGTATATTACACTTTTTGCTTACTTTTTGAAAAGATGAATAAATTCGGGAACAAGAAACTGGCTTCCCTAATTTATCCTTATACTTGTCTCCGACGTCTAAGAATAAAAAATCCTCTTTATTCAGTATTCGTCCTGTTTTTTTAGCAATTTCACAAGAAAATTCCACCGCTGATTGCAACAATACTGTTGTTTCTTCATCGACAACAACATAGCGTTCAGAACCTTTTGTCTTCATTTTATTGCCTTCTTGTCGAAAATAAGTTCGACTTTCGTCAAGAAATATCCTGAAACGTCCACCGATTAATTTTAACGAACCTAACTTAATTCCAAAAACCTCACTCTTCCGAAGTCCGAAATAAGTAAGTCTAATCATAGCATAATCGTATTGAGATAATTTCTTTTTTGCACAGTTATCCCATTCTCTAAACTCATCCAAAGAGATTTGTTTGTTTTTAGGTTTGATTTTACTTTTACCAATGTAGATTTTTAAAATAGGGCTTTTATCTAAATAACCATTTACTACAGCATCGTTGATCATACCTTCAAAAACCGAACTTATTTGTATTACAGTTGAACGAGCTAGTTTCTCCAATAGTTCGACTGTATAATTTTCATAATCGATACGTTTGATATCTTTTAATCTTGATTTTCCATACCTTTTAGCAAAGTGTGTATTGTATATATTTTCTTTGTTTGCTATCGTATCTGGCGCCCAACGCCCAGTTTTGATACGATTATCGCTGTATATCTGCCAGTAATCGTCCACAGTCATATTTTTGCGTGGGTCATAGTCCCCATTTGCGATTTTGTTTTCGATTTCGGCAAGTGCTTGTCTGGCTTCTGCAAGAGTCTTCAAACCACTAGCACTTGCTTCTGTTTGCTTACCATTTAGTGTGAATTTTCGGCGAACGTAGTAGCGTTTGCCTTTTTTAGTTTCGTATGTAAAAATGCTTGGATATTTTGTTTTGTTGCGTTTCATGTTTTTTCTCCTTGTTAAAAATGTAGCTTCTGGACAAGGCCTTTTTAACTTAGAGATTTTTGACAATCACCCCCTTAAAATGATAGTATAGAGTATAAGAAAGATGCCTAGTTTTCACCTAGGGTAATTTCTTATACCAATTATTTTTATCCCTTGCACTCAAAATTTGGTCGTGGAGAGTGTGAGGGATTTTTTTATTTTCTTCAATTAATTTCCGTAGCTGTTAATATTGTAGTGATGACCGTACATTAAAGGAAGCGTTACTGTTTTACCTAGTGTGCTTTCGTATGACGTCAATCCTTTAGCAACTCCATAAAATGTTACGTTATCATCTTCAGCTATAACGTCATCATATACATATTTACTAATGCCGACCATAACGATTTTACTATGGTCGTCGTCCATAGCCACACGAAGATAATGAATATCGTCACTTTCTGTATTTTGAACAACAGTACCAGTTATTTGAATTTTCTTGTCATTTTCTAATTGGTCGTGATTCCAAGTTGCGAAATCAGGCACTTCGTAATTATTTGGGTCGAAAGTTTCCGAACTTGAACTAGACGAATAATTTGATGAAGAACTAGAGCTGTAATTGTAATCATTATCATCTTCACTACTGTAATCATCACTATCATCAACATTTGAACTAGAAGAAGCGACTATTTTATTTTCAGATTGTTTTTCTTTTACGACTGTTCCAAAAGCAGCAATACCTAAGACAACTGCGAGTGTAATTAAACATAGAGCAATGAGATTTCGAACTGCACCCTCATTTTTTCTTTTCATCAATTATTCTCCTATCAGCTTTTAACGTGATTCAGTTTTGCACGTAGTTTTAATTATTCCAAATTACTCCATCATAATTTACAGTGAATTTTTCTGATTTCGAATCACCTAAATCAAAAACAATTTTAAAATCACCAGTATCTTGCGAATCAAGAACCATAAGAAGTTCGTCGGTATCTAAAAATGTATTTTCTCCTTCTTGAAATTCCTTGAATTTTAAATGTGTTTTTGAATCGTCTACGACATCAAAATATTCAGCTAGTATAGCAGAGTCTTTTGATGCTTCAGCAGATACTATTACTTCACCATCTGAATATTTTTCGATACTCTTAACAGTCATTGTTCCGCCACTTGATATTTCTTGTTCTTCACCAAGATTGCTTTTAGAACATGCCGTCAAAAATAACAATGAAGTTATTAAAAGAACTAAACATACTTTTTTCATAATTCTTCCATTTCTAAAAAGTTATCAGTTTGATAAAATCATTTTCAGTCAATATCTCAATTTGCTGTCCACTTTCTAAAAGCGAAACAGCTTTTTTCATTTTTGCACTATATCCATCTTCGCCAACCACTTTGAAATCTTGTTCCCCAACAACTAAACAGTTAGTTTTACGAGTAACATTTTTTTCAACACTAGCTCCGTGAGACATAACTATATGACTAGCTTCAGCTCGTGTATAATAAAGTAATTTTCCAGTAAACGTAAAAATATAATCATTTAACTTGTTATCTTTTGTAACGATAGTGCTGTATTCGTTTTTGGCGACATATAGTGTATCGTCATTATTAAGTTTAGTCAGCTCGTTAAAAATCAATCCTGCAGCGATCGCATCAGATAAAGCTTGGTGGTGTTCCAATTCGATATTAAAATAATTTGATAGATAACTCAACTTATAACTTATAAGATTGGGAAGTAATCTCTTTGCTAATTTATATGTACATACATAGTCAAACTCACCTTGTTTTAAATTGTATTTTTTATAAGTAGCGTTAATTACACCAATATCAAAGCTAGCAGAATGAGCAACGATAGTATTGCCATCTATAAAATCAATGATTTTTGGCAGCGCCTCAGGGAAAGACGGTGAGTTAGCGACATCTTCTGGTTTAATGCCATGAATAGAAATATTTATTTTATTAAATTTGTCTTGTGGATTGATGAGGGAATAGAATGTTTCTATCAATTTTCCATCCACGAATTTAGCTAATCCGATTGAACAAATAGAGTTGCGTTTAGAGTTGGCTGTCTCAACATCTAATGCTACATAATTCTTCAATTTCATAGAATGCCTTTCTAATTAAATCGTGTCTATAAGATTTTGAAATTCTTCTTTTACCATGATTTCGTCAGCAAGTGATGTCAATTCGTACTTTTCCATGAATTGAGCATAATTAAAGTCTTCGATATTGTCCCAATAAGACAATTCCTCTTTTAGTAGATGATGTATCATGCACCTATCAGCTTGCAATTCGGCTTTTTCTTTATTGAATTTATAATAACTTGCTGTATGCTCTTTATGACCTAATTCATGATATATGACTTTGTGTTTGTATATACCATCAAGATAAGTATTAATCGCAATTACATTATGCTTCTTATTGAACATCCCAGAGATATTTGTACCTCTGCCATCAAAATATATTAAATCAATTCCTTGTTCTTGACAGACCGCTTCTGGTGTCGTCATATAACATTCCTCTTTATTCTCTATTTTTTATTCGTGTTTCAAGTATAGATGTAATGAGGTCTATATCCTCGTCGTTTAGCTCATGTCCATCAAAGAAGAAAGTTTCTTCTGCATCTTTTTTTAAATCGATTGTAACCGAATTGTCATTGTCTTTTGCGATGCGTGGATTATCTGTACGTCCTAACAAATAATCAGTAGATACGTTGAAGTAGTCAGCAATTGCTGCAACTCTTTCTGCGTTAGGCTTCTTGGTTTTCATGTTGTAGATTGTATTTCTACTAAAACCAAGTTGTTCTTCTAATCTATTGATTGAAATCCCTTTTTTATCAGCGAGTTCTTTAATTTTTTCGAATGTTGGAAACATTGATATAACAACCTTTCTAAGCATTACAAAAAAATATTGTAATTTTTTGATTAAAAACTATTGACTTTATTTAATCAATAGATTACAATATAGAATGTAAAGCGAATGAATAAACGAAACAAAAAACGAAGATAAAACTAAAAAAATAAGTTTGGCGACTTTGATTATCAGTATTTATCAAGTATTTTGTTAGTGATTTTCTTATACTTTGATTTTAATCTATTGATTTAAAAAAGTCAATAAAAAGTTTAAAAAATTTCACAAAAAAATTCGCTTTATTAAGTAAGCGAAAGGAGAAATAAATGAGCCAACAACATAAAAAATGGGTTGCTCTAGTCGAACAGCGATTAAAAGAGAAAAACTGGTCTAAGAGAGATTTAGCACAAGCAGTTGGTTTGCGAAGTTCAGGAACTATTACTGACTTACTCAAAAGCGGTAAAGGTAGTGTAGATTTAAAACTACGTGTTTCTAAAATTCTTAGCATTCGTGAGCCGTGGGAAGAATTTGAGGAAGATTAGAAAGGAGCAAACATGAAACCAAAACGTTATCCGTATAGCGGACGAAAGAAAAAAGAATCTACTTTTAAAACAATAGACGTGATGATAGATGGCAACGGTTCTGTAGAATCTATCAGAAATAACAGATTGGCACTTTACGGTTTAGAAAGGACACTATGAACGAAATAGCATTATCAAATGACTTAAATACATTATCGTCTGAAATTATTGGTTTTAAGCGGTTAGCTGGACAATCAATTTTTGAAATAGGTGCAAGAATTAAACATGTTAAAGAACACGATTTGGCGCATGGGCAATTCGAAGCGTGGTTACTATCAATCAATATAGAGCCTAGCTCAGCACGTAAGATGATGACAATTGCTGATGAATTACTTTCAAATCGTTCAACGTTGAACGATTTAGGGATGTCGGCTCTCTACCTCATCGCCACTCTTCCAGATGACGAAAAACAAACTCAGCTTGACCGTATCGAAAACGGCGATAATCCAACAGTTCGAGAACTTCAAGAGGTTAAACGCAAGCTCAAACTTGCAGAGGCTGAAAATAAAAAGCTCTTTGAAGAAAAAGAGCAACAAGCAGAACAACTCCTGAAGGCACAAGTACGCCCGCCAGAGCCTAAGCCGATAGTCATTGAAAAAGAGGTCGTTAGAGAAGTAGTGCCAGACGATTATCAGTTTTTTAAATCTAATTATGAAGCTTCTGAACGCAATAATGAATTTTACAAACAACAAAATACAGAGCTTCGAGAAGAGATGAAAGAGCTTGAACGTATCATCAAAGAACAACAGCAGAACAAAGCTTCTAGAGAAGAATTATCTGAATTAGAAGAACGCAAACAAGCCATTTCTTTTGAATTGGATTCTCATAAAAAAATTGTTGCGCTTAATGAAGCTGTTGAAAGTTTCTTGACAACACACGCTTCTTTGCAATATTCGTCAGATTTTTCAAATCTTTATAACAACAGAGATTTAACACTAACTCTACTAGATACTATCAATCGTCTAGAAGAATGGATTGATGACATTAAATCAGAATTACCAAAATCAGAAATTATCGAAGGAGAATAACTATGCGTACTTACAGTCATTTTGCACAAAGAAATATTTTTAACGACGGACGACAAGCGAACGTTGTCTATGTGACAAAAAACTATCAAATGTTTAACTTTAGTAAATTTAATCGAAACGTCTTCTTGTCACCAGAGTTTTTGAAACAAGCAGAAATTGGTTTTGTTTCACCAATTATTGTAAACGAAAACATGACTGTCATTGACGGTCAACACCGTTTATCGGCTTGTCAACAGCTTGGTTTACCTGTTGAATACGTTATTAAGGAAGGTCTAAACGAAGACGATATTGTTCGTATGAACACCGTTCAACGTCCATGGAAGTTGATTAATTATATCGAAGCTTACGCTAACGAAGGTAAAGAAGAATACGTTAAGCTTCTAAATTTAATTAACACTAAAGATTACTATCAAAGCGTAGCTATCATTTCTCAAATCGCTTTCAACTCAAATACTCCAAGAGGAATGATTGAGGCTATTCAAGAAGGTACGTTCAAATTTCATAATTACAATAAGACCGTTGAATTTTTGGCTTATTTGAAATTATTCAAAGAAAAGACACGTATTCCTTACCGTTCAAATCTTTCTCGAGCATTGTATATGTTGTTTACATACAAAAAAATCAACATGGATACATTGATTAAAAAAGTTGTTTCTACAGGTTTGAATGAAGAATTGATCGTTAAATCACCTAACTACTCAGAATGCATCAAAGAGTTGCTAACAGCTTATAATTATCGAACTTCTGTAAATTATGTTGACTTTGCAATCAATGCGAAAGGAAACGTCATCATTAATAGCGAGAAACACGACTGGGCCCTTGACGAATACGAAAAAGAGTAAAGAAAAAAGGAGTACATGCGTACATACTCCTCAGTCATTTTGCTAACAATATTATAACACATTTCCAGCTAGGTTGCTACGGTTCTAGCAGACACCTCCGAAATATAGATAATTGACATGATGAAACGAACTCCATTAGGTCTGCTAGGACTATACCAGCCTTGCTGGAAAACAAAAAAAGTCACTGAATAATCAGCGACTTACCAAAATAACTTACTTACATTATACCAGAAAGGAAACGTTATGGATAGTGTAATGCAACAATTTTCTGATTGGCTCAAGAGCATAATCAAGGAAACATTAAACAAGCTTTTGGAAATCGAAAGAGACGACGGGTTTAACGAGTTGATGAACGCCACAGAAACATGCAAGTTTCTAGGGATTGATTACAGCACGTTTCAGAAATATCGTTATTCTGACAATTTCCCAAAAGAACTGCCAGCTAAGCGCTGGTCTAAGCGAGCTATTAAGAAATGGCTTGAAAATCAAATTTAAAAGCTTCTGGACAAGGCTTAGAAAGAGAAAGGATTTAACATGACATATTTAACGATTACAGTAGCAGTTTTAGCGTTCGCTCAAATCATCACATTGACATTGTTTGGTAAACGAGCACGTGAGAAAGAAGAACCAGTCAAACAATGGCACTCTTATGAAGAAAATATGAAAGCTTACAACAAATTTGTAGGTTTACCAGAAAATTCGGTTTTCGGGGAAAGATAATGAATAGATTGAAAAAAATGATTGTTTGGGCTCTTTTTGATAGCGGCAATGGCTCATACACTAAAGCAATTAAAACGCTAAATGAAGCGAAAGAAGCAAACATTGACGTTTACCCGATTGGGATTGATATCGAACATAAAAATAGCCATTTCATCGAACTAGATTTAGCAGATTACAAACGTTTATTTGGCGATAACACGTTGTTTGATACGTTAGATAAACTCCCAAAACCAGATTTAATTATAGCGAGTCCACCTTGCGAAAGTTGGTCGACTGCTAGCTCTATAAAAAACGGTAATGCTTGTTGGAAACAAGAAGATTTATCTGATAGTTTGTTTGTTCCGCAGAAAGAACCAAGCATGTTTACCATTAGAACGAGCAAGGATTATGAGGAAGCTTACAACAATTATTATTATGATAGACAATTTATGAAGCGTGTTAACGGTGAGTTGTGTGTGTTTAATACTATTGAAATCATCAAACGTTATGAGCCATCTTACTTTATCATTGAGAATCCAGCAAGTGGACGTATTTGGAAGTATATTGAGGACGTAATGGGATTTTGCATACCTTACAAAAATCAGACAAGATACAACAATTATGACTATCCAATACAGAAACCTACAAAATTTGCTAGCAATCTTTTTTTAAATCTCAATAATGAGGTGAAGCCATCAAAAGTTGAATGGAAATATTTTTCGAGGTCTTATAATGAGCGTTCAAATATTCCACAGAAGCTTTTGCTAGACATTTTTAAAACAGTAATAAAACATTTTGAGGAGTTCGCAAATGGAAAATAATTACGATTTCGACACAGACGAAATTATGCTAATTGATTTTAATAAAAACGGTTGGCATGGCTATTTCGGCGAAAGAGAGGAAGAAGATTAATGCAATACATCTTTCAAAAACACAACATCAAGCTATACAGCTGTTAGTAATGAGTTTATACAAGACAAAGAATTGTCACTAAAATCGAAAGGCTTACTGCTTACCATTCTAAGTAACAGAGAAGACTGGAGAGTATTCCCGACAGAACTCGCTAAACGTTCAAAAGATAGTGAAGATAGTATTTACAGAGAAATCAAGAAGCTTGAAAAATCTGGCTATATACGAACCTACAAAAAATCTCTTGGGCGTGGTAAAGGAGTTACAGCTTTTAGATTTTGCGCTGATAGAAAAATTAGTGATGAAATGTTTGAACAACTCAAAAAACAACTTGATAAAGAGTTAGTTAATTGATTTACATTTCCGCATTTTACAAATCTGTATTTTACAAATCTGTATTTTGCGAACTAATAAATACTAATAAACAATAATTACTAATATTAAATAAATACTAATTATAAATAAACTACTGCTACTACTAGCGAGGTGAAAAAATAAAAAATGACAAAAGCAGAATTATTTGACAACCTACAACAATGTCTAGGTCGAATGGTAACACCATTTGAAATTGAAGACATTAATAAATGGATTGATGATGGGTTATCGCCCGAAGTTATTAATGAAGCTTTAAAAGAAGCTGTACTTAAAAACAAAATCAACTTTAGTTATATCAACACAATTTTGAGACGTTATATCAAAAGCGGGATTGATACTCTTGAAAAAGTTGAGCTAGACAGAAAGCAACACGAACTTTCAAAAAATAAGCGCTATTCAAAAAGTAATGCAGAAGATTTACACAATGTCGTTGACCCAGATTTTGGATTTTAGAGGCAGTCTATGGAATTGATGTCTTTTGATTACATGATAGCTAATAAGATTTTGTTGGATACTGGAGATGTCTGTACGATTCACAATAAGCCATATTATCGACGTATGACACAAGAGGGTGAATACAACAGTATTGCTATGTGTTTAGAATGTCAGAGAAACGAGCTGGAGAATTTCAAGCGTTCGAGCGTTGAAGAACAGACAGTTAACAGTATGTTAGCGAAAACGTGGGCAACTTTTGAATCAGTCAGCGTTATTCCAAACGACTTAAAAAATGCCACTATTAAGAATTTTGAAGCTAATAACTTTGAAGAACAAAAAGCCTTAGCGTTCGCACAAAGAGTCATTCGCTACTATGGCAAGGGCGGCGAGGGCAATACATTTTTGCAAGGGCACGCAGGCGTTGGAAAAAGTCATTTGTCGATTGCGATTGCTAAATCGTTGAATGACACATTTAAGATTTACAATGAGCCTAAAAGCGTTATATTCATGCCAGTTGCAAGACTTATTCAGCGTGTACAAGCTAGTTTCAATGGTGGCGGACGATTTACAGAAGAGTTTGCTACAAAGTTGCTAACAGAATGTGATTATCTTGTTTTAGATGATTTAGGCAAAGAAACTTGTGCAGGTAATTATATTAAACCAGTCAATGAGTGGACTTACAGATTTCTGTTTAATATTTTGGATAGCAGAAACAAAACAATTATTAATACGAATTTCTCACGAGCTGAACTTTTGAAAATATATGACAACGCATTTGTTGACCGCTTAACAAAAGGCATGCGAGGAGACAAAGACCGTATTTTTAAATTTTCGGAAGGAGCTGAAAGCAAACGATGAAAGAACGACTTATCCAGCAATTCGAGCAAAGCTATTACAGCTACTCGAACGATGTAAGAGCTATGTTGTTAGAGCTTAGCGAAGAAGAATTAATCAACAAGCTAGCACGAGACAGCAAGATGTCTCAAATGAAAATGATTGTATTTTGAGGTAGAAAAAATGAAATATAAAAAAGGTGATGACATTTATTTAAAAGGGCAAATTACATACGTAAGTTCTTGTAGTGAAGCTTCTTTTCCTTACGAGGTGAATACAGCAGATGAATTTATCGACGTAAGAGAAAAAGACATTGTTTCTGTTAACGAGCCAGAAAAAGCAATATTAAACGAAGAGGAAGCAGAATGGCTTGAGAGACTTAAAAAATGTCCAGGACAATCTAAAATCTGTGACACTCTGTATTACGTTGCAAGAGCTGGCTTCGGATTTGGTTTCTCTTTCCGTAGTGAAGACGAAGAAATAGAGCTTGATACATTAAAGTTGACACTTAACGAATTTAAAAACTTGAAAGAGCGCCTCGTTAAAGCATTAATTTACGGCTACGAAGTCAAGAAAGAGAAGTTGTATACAGTGTTTCAACCAGCAACTAATGAATTCCTCTATACTGAACCTAGCGGAAGCTTAAGAAGCGATGCTGTTACTTGGACGTATGCTGCAGAAACTGAAGAATATCATTTTACACAGCGAAAACTTGAAGAATTACATTATTGGGCTAACCCAGCTTTTGAAATTAAAGAGGTGGAATAATGAAAAAATATTATGTATCTGGAAGATTTGACAGCGTCGATATTGGAATGAAAGTCGAAGCACCAAATCAATACATGGCTGTTTATACTTTCATTGATGAAGCATCGACAAAAGTTCGCACTACAATGTCAATGATTTTTGTTTCAAATGTTGAAGAGGTGGAACTATGAAAGATGAAAAATTAGAGTATCTATCAACTAAAATTAAACGTTCGCAAGACCGTTATGTTCATAGCCAGATTGATTTATTTGACCGTATTTTAGCACAAGTTGAAAAGCAGTACGAAAATACTATTAATGCAACTATACGTAATGAAATTGCGATTGCGATTTATCAAGGTTATATCTTGTCAGACATTGAAGATGCGATTAGAAACGGACAATTTGAATGATAATTTTAGAAGATGATTTTGAGCAGTCATATTATGACAGAACAAGCGACTATCTAAATCTTGCTATCGAGTGCGGCGAAATTATCAATCAATATCAAGACGAGATAGTGAACTTAAAACAAGAAAACAAGCGCTTGAAGCGTGAAATCTGGAATTTGAAGAAAACGAAAGGAAAACGAAAATAATGGCAAATCAAATGCAAGTATCACACAAGGACTTTTTTAACAGTCCAGCGGTCAAAAACAAACTTAGCGAAGTAGTTAGCGGGAAAAGCGACCAGTTCATTGCTAGTCTGCTATCAATCGTAAATAACAACAAGCTTTTAAGTAATGCTGATAATAACTCAATTTTAACTGCAGCAATGAAAGCAGCGACTTTAAATTTACCAATTGAACCAAGTTTAGGTTTTGCCTACATTGTGCCTTACAAACGACAAGCACAATTTCAGCTTGGCTACAAAGGACTTATCCAGCTGGCTATTCGAAGCGGTCAAGTTAAGAATATTAATAGCGGTGTAATCTACAAAGCACAATTCAAATCATATGACCCGTTATTTGAAACGCTAGAAGTCGATTTTAGCCAACCAGAAGATGAAGTAGCAGGCTATTTTGCGACGCTTGAACTATTAAATGGTTTTAAGAAGTTGATTTATTGGACGAAAGAACGTGCTTATAGCCACGGCAAACGTTTCTCGAAGAGTTTTGGAAACAGTCCTTGGCAAACCGATTTTGACGCAATGGCTCAAAAAACCTTATTAAAACAGATTATCAGCAAATATGCACCGCTTAGCACTGAGTTGCAAGAAGCAATCACAGCCGATAACGAAACCGAAGACGAGAAAGCAGCACCAATTGACGTAACACCACAAGAAGAAAGCTTGTCAGATTTGATTGGTGAAGCGCCACAAGAAGAAGTACCAACTGCCGACCCAGAAACAGGCGAAATTCAAGAAGAACAAACAGCCTTATTCGACCAACTCGGAGATTTGACAAATGACTAAAGATTTGCTCGGTAAAGACTATTACAGCCTTGAATCAGCAAGGGCTTACTGGTCTGTCTCGCAAGTTAAACGATTTAAGGAATGCGAAGCTAGAGCGCTAGCAGAGCTTAATGACGAATGGCAGGATAAGCGAGATAAGACGGCTTTGCTTGTCGGAAATTATGTTCATAGTGCTTTCGAAAGTAAAGAAGCGCATAAGGCGTTTATTGAGCAGAATAAAGAGTCGATTTTTAAAAAGAACGGTAGCTTATACGCACCGTTTGAAACAGCAGAGAGTATGATCAACGCACTTGCAACAGATAAAAACTTCATGGCGCTTTATCAAGGCGAGAAAGAAGCTGCTGTAACGGGTGAGATTGCAGGTGTTGAATTTAAAGGCAAGATTGACTGTTTGAATGTTGAACACGGCTACTTTGTCGACATCAAAACCACGAAAGGACCAATTGACGACGAGGTTTGGATTAAAGATGAAAGCGGCAATAATTACAAAGTTCGCTGGTTTGAAGCGTATGGCTATATTTTGCAAATGGCAGTTTACAAAACTTTGCTTGAAGCAAAATACAATAAACCGTTTGAACCAATCATATATGCCGTTACTAAGGAAAATCCAAGTGATACCAGAGCTATTCGAATTCAAAACATCGACGCTATTCAAGATGAGTTGAACGAGCTTGCTAAGGTTATCAAACATTTGGACGATGTTAAGCATGGCAGAGCGCAAGCAAAACCCTGCGGTCGTTGTGACTACTGCAGAGAGAAGAAGCTCACAAAACGAATCGAAATTTATTAAAAAAACAACGTGCCGCGAACCACGAAAAAAGCGAGCTAGAAAGTACGTGTCGGTTAACAGGACGACATGTAAAGAATTTCAGCGGGCACAAGCCTTATACTCACACAAATTTAAATGTGTCCGCTTTTGATTTTGAGGATATAAAAATGAGCAAAATTTTAGTACCAAAAACAGATTATCTAGTTGAAATCAACGAACTTATACGAACAATCTCAATTATCGGAAATCCCAATTGGGAAATCACAGCTTCTTTTGAAGCTAAGGAAAATCAAGCAACATTAGATGAAAACGGTGATTTATTTGAGCCAATTTATAAATTAAACTTACGAGCTATTCCAAAATTTAATTTAGAGCTTGAAACATCAAGTCAAGCTAAAGATTTAAAAAAAGAACTCGCTGAAATTCAAGCACTATTTGAATTTATCGAAGAAAACAAGCGAAACTTCTTTAATATGTTTGAGTTTAAAGGAGTCTTGGAATGAGGTTGGTAATTCCTATTGAACCAAAACCACAAATGAGACCTAAAAAAGGAAAATTTGGGATGTACGAAGACCCAAAAATGAGAGCTTGGCGCAAACAATGTTCAGCGTTGATTGAGCAAGTTTACGACGGACCATTTTATGACGGACCTATCAAAGTAGATGTCGTCTTTTATATGAAAGCTCCACAAAGCATTGCTAAAGAACCGACACTACGAGCTAAAACCAGCACTTGGAAAAGATTCAAAAAATACGTTTCAGAAATGATGTGGCATTTCAAGAAACCTGACATTGATAATCTTGTCAAAGCTGTTTTTGATAGTATTTCAAACGCAGGCTATAACAAAGTTGATAAGAAAGGCATTGTGTGGTCTGATGACAATATTGTGTGTGATTTAAGAGCTAGAAAGCTGTATAGTCCAAATCCACGAATTGAAATTGAAATCGAGGAAATTGAATGAGCAGAGCAGGAAATCGTAATAGAGCTAAATTCACAGTGACGTTTGTTGAAACGAAAACTGGCACACCGCTTGACGTTTGTCGAAATTTTAGAAATTGGACGATTAAAAATGGTCTAAAAAGCTACGTTGAAATTGCTGAAATGCTAGACATTACACCAAACGAAGTCAAGAAATATCTCGATTTGGCTAAAATGCCAGAGTATGACAGCACAGTTTTAAAAAGAATGAAAGAGGTAATGAATGACGAATGTTGCGAAAGGTATTTATAGATTTACCGATAAAAAAAGCGGTGAAGTATTCGAGGGTACACGAGATGAATACGCTAAATACTTGAAAATCAAAGAAAGAACGCTAAACTCTCGTATTCAGCGAGGTTGTGTCACTAGAGAGAAAATCGGTGAAATTAAAATCAAACAGAAAAAAAGAATTCAACGCTACACCAATTTTGAAACTAAGCAAGTCTTTGAGGGTTCGCGTAAAGAAGCGTGTGAATTTTTTGGCATTAAGGATTGGAAGCTAGCGACAATGTTAAAAGACGGTTCAATCGTTAGTAGCTTCATAGTTGATAACGAAATTTGTGAAGACATATTCGAAATGCCAGCGCCAAAATCTAAAGAAGAAAAAATTAGACGTGAGCTATACCGCAGAGAATGTTATTTAAAGAGTCTATGCGTGTAATCAATTTTAAGACTCAGAACGCGCTAAAACACGTTTTAAGGTCGCAGAGTAAAAGAAGACGTTACTTAGAGCAAATTCAAAACTGCTTTAGGTATAATTCTATACCCATACATAGAAAGGTGAAGAATAATGAAGAAACAAGAAGTGATTGATGAGATTGAGAATGCAATCCCGGATTTTATTTTAAACGATTTTCAAAGAGGTAAAGAGACCAGTTTAACTTATGCGTTGGAATTAGTCGAGCAACTTAACGACCCAGAAAAGCCAGTAGTGCCACAATTTGTGGCTGATTGGTATGAAAAGTATAAGAATGACTTTGAATATAACTTATACAGACTTTGCATCAATTTCCATGAACGAAAATTACATGAAGATTTACATGAATGGTTTAAATTTGATAAAAATAAACCAATTGAGACACTTATATTAATGCACAAATTCGGCTATGAAGTTGAGAAAGAGAAGCTGTATACAGTTAAATTTGCAAACGAAGATTTTGGCAAAATTTACATTGGAATTTTTAAGAAATTTAACAAGCTTGGAATAAGCTCATTGCCTTTAAATGATGACGAGATAAGACCATGGTTCACGGAAGACGAACTCAAGAGATTCAAGTTCTGGAACAACCCAGCGTTTGAAATCGAAGAGGTGGAAAAATGACAATACCAAAATTTAGAGTGTGGTTTAAACAAGGAAGTAAGATGGTGAATGTAGCAACAATTGACTTCCTTGAAAAAGAAGTTAAAAGCCATGCGAATGTTATGTATAGCTTTGATGAAATTGAACTCATGCAATCAACAGGTTTGGTTGATGAGAATGGAAAAGAAGTCTTTGAGGGGGATGTTTTACTAACATACGACGCTGAGTTAGCGAAAGTGTATTGGGACGATGTGTTGGCTGGTTGGTTTGTAGACTTTATATACGAAACTGCTGAATTAAGTGAAGTTGCTGATCTTCAAAGTAGCAGGTCTATTTGTGCAATTGTTGGCAACATTTGGGAGGATGGTGAATTACTTGATAGTTAATTTTCAAAAGCGTATTGAATTCATAAATGAATGCAATTGTATTGTTGACTTAAATGAGTTAGAGCAAGCAATTCTTTGGTATCAATCAAAGCCTACTTCATCCGTTAAGAAAATTTATTTGTATGGAAATTATCCAGCAGTGTCTATACACAACCAAAAAATACATATTCACAGATTGTTGATGCAGTATTGGTTAAACACAAAATTGCCATTTGAATATAGCGTTCACCATTTGAACGAAAATAAACTTGATGCACGAAAAGAAAATTTATCACTTATTTTAAACTCTGCTCATAACAGTAGCCACAACAAAGGAAGAATATTTTCAGATTCTCACAGAGAAAAAATTGCTTTAGCAAATAAAAGACGTAAAGGAATGAAAATGAAAAAACGTGTGGATATTCCTAAGGATAAACTTAGAGAACTGCTCTCTGACGGCAAAACAATAAATTGGATTGCTTCTTACTTTGAATGTGATTGGTCGACTGTTAAGGCGAGAATTTACGAAAATCCTGAGCTTATGGAGGAAGAATAATGGCATTAGCAAAAAAATGTGATAGATGTGGTACTTTTCATAATAATTATAATGAAGCACAGAACCCTGAACAAATCAATGCGATTATGACTTTGAACACAGATAAATATAATAAATATTATTCTAACAAGAAATACAATCTCTGCCCTAATTGTGAACAAGATTTTTGGAAATGGCTAGATTATAGAGAGAAATGAAAATGAAAAACGAAGATTTAGTGATTGGATTAATTGTCATGCTTGCAGCGTTTATGTGTCTTGCTACTGGATATGACATGGGCAGACGTGAAAGCAAGTCCGAAATTGCAGAGTTAAAAACGGAGCTTAAACAAGTCAAGGCGCAAATTAAACTCTTGGAAGAAAATCAAGTGATTGTGTATTACGCTGACAGCTTTGGAGGTAGCTATGACAATTGAAGAGTTAAGAAAAACGCTTATTGAAGTCATTAAAAATTTGGAAAACTACACTGATAGAGAGCTAGTAGAAATACAAGCTATCGGCGATAAGCTAAAAGAAATGGCAATGTACGAAACTTTTTTAAGGGAAGGAGTAAAAGATGATGAATAAACAAGAAGAACTTATCAAAATGACGCAAGAGGATTTTGAAGGATACGCTAAACGCAAAATTTCAGAGCACCTTGAAATAAAATCGCATGAAGTTTATATGGTTTGGTTTAGTTACACGCTTGGCAATATGAAAGAATTGTTTAGCTTTGATAGCAAGAAAGCTTATCCAATGAGCAACCCAAATTCAAAACTACCTGATTATGTTGAGGTAACTTATAACAGTAAAACGCATGAGTTTTATTTTGATTGGTACACAAAAGAACGTCAGGACGTTTCGAAAATCGCTTGGTAATTCATTCGGTATCTGTGATGGTCTTTAGTGTGGTTCGATTCCACACACAGATATAACCCAGAATAAAAAAATGGAATAGAGGTGTTAACACACTTTTTCTCACGCAAATTAGTATATCTGCTAGTTAGTCTACTGGGTGGCTAGCTAGCAAACAGACTGAAATATTTAGAAATGAGGTATTCCTTAACATTCTTCCTACACACATTCTAAAGCGAATTATCAGTCGTTCGTGATTCTGCAAGGCGCTGCTTTCCTTGTGGGAATTCAATGCTTGGGTCGTGCGCCTGCCCATTTTTGTAGAAACGCAAAAAAGCCCCTGCTTGCGCAAGACCTCCAATGTTATATTCGCTTTTAATATTATAACATATTTGGAGGTTGTGAGTGGTGGCTAAAAGTAAAACAGAAGCAGAGTATTTATTGGAAGAACTAAGACTGATTCCTAAAATAATCAAGCAATTAAAATTAGATATTGAAGCTACTAGAAGCTCGCTGCTCACGTCTCCGAAATGGTCTGATATGAAAGTGAGCGGTGGTATTCGACAGTCACAGACAGATAAGAACGTGTCTATTATTGATACGTCTGATTATGGGCTGACAGAAATTGACCGCTTGGCAAAACGACGCGAGGAAATTATCGGTATTATCATGCAAATACCCGACAGCGCTCAACGCTACGTCCTGCTGACTACTTACTTGAACTGTCAAACGTTCGATGAAGCTATTGATAAACTGGAGCTAAATCGGAACAAATATTATACTATCAAAGCTAAAGCAGTTAAAAATCTAAACATTATATTAAATCGTGACAAAATCATACGGAATTAGTACAAATTCATACTCAAAAATACAATCTGCTATGCTAATATAGTAGTATGAAATAATGACAAGGGGAGCTAAAAAGGTAGCTCCTTTTGTTGTGCAAAAAAGGAAAGGGAACATGAAACCACAGAAGATTACTGTTGTTGGTGGCAAGCGAAAGCAAGTAGACTTTGATAGTCGAAGCGAAGAGTACAAGAACTATAACAAGACTAGATGGAACTATGATAAGAAGCTAACAAGGTTCTACAATAGTTCAGCTTGGAGAAGTACAAGTAAGTTAGTATTGCTTCGTGATGATTATGTCTGTCAAATGTGCGGAAGAGAAGCGACGATGGTCGACCATATAATTCCAATTAAAAAAGATTGGAAAAGACGTTTAGACTTGACAAACCTTCAAGCAAGCTGTAAAGCATGCAACGATGCTAAAGCTAATCGTGAGAATTATGGTGAAAAATAGCTTAGAAAAGACGAACTATCAGACTGTATACAGGGCTGTAATTGCTTTATTGTTCGGAATACCCGCACGATTTTTTATCGGGGCATGTATCGTTCGGAATTAAACAACGCCGGCCTCTTCCGTGCGGAAAATTCCCTTTTTAAAATTTTTGCAGTCTAAAAATTTCAATGTAAAGGAGGTGTCAACTTGGGAAGAAAGTTAAAGGTAGTTGAAAATAACAAAAAACATTTGACTAAAGCTGAAAAAGCTGTACGTGTTGAAATTCAAAAATCGGCCGGTGACGGTTTGATTGAGCTACAACTAACACCTCCTGAACACTTAGGAGAAGCAGCGAAAGTTGAATATGCTCGTATCGTTGAAGATTTAAAAAGTTTGCCAGTTCGTGATTTAGATAGAGCGATTTTAGAAAATTATTGTACGTGGTACGGCATATATGTCGAAGCAAGTCGAAAAGTGAATGAAATAGGTGTGTCTGTTTTTAACGAGGATAAAGGCATGTGGGTTCAGAATCCATTAGTTGTTACGCTTGAAAAAGCGACAAACAACATCAAATCATGCGCGGCTCAATTAGGTTTAACTGTTGATAGTCGCATGAAGATGTATGTTCCTAAAACAGAAGAAAAGGAAGACACAATGTTTGATAGATTTGGGAATTAGTGAAAGGAGGTAATCAAAATAGCTTACGATTATTTAGAAATTCCAGAGCGGTATAGAGATACTGCTTTTTATTATGCGCTCGATGTGGTCGACGGCAATATCAAAGCTTGTCAGAAAGTTATCAAAGCTTGCCAAAGACACTTAGATGATTTGAAAAATATTAGTGATTCTGATTTTGAATTTGATTATTTCCCAGAAAAAGCCCAAAACACTATCGATTTTTTGGAGATTTTGCCAGATGTTAAAACTGGTAAAACTTATCCGCTAGCAAGGTTTCAAAAATTCATTATCTCTAGCTTGTATGGTTGGCGAAAGAAAAAAGACCATTCTGTCAGACGCTTTCGCAAAGCTATGGTTTCGGTTGCTCGTAAGAACGGAAAAACCATTTTAATCGCTGGTATTTTGCTATACGAGTTTTTATTTGGAAAGAACCCTGCATTAAGCCGTCAGTTGTTCTGTACGGCTAACGACCGTACACAGGCTAGAATTGCTTGGACGATGGCTAAGAAGCAGTTAGAAGCTCTTAGAGCTAAGGATAAGGACATCTTCAAAGCGACCAAAATTGTGCGCGACGAGCTAACGAATAAGCGAGATGAATCATACATCAGAGCATTAAGTCGTGATACTGGCGCAGTTGACGGTTTCGAGCCGTACGTTGGCGTGCTAGATGAGTATGCTGCAAGCAAAACCAATGAAATGATTGAGCTTTTGGAATCTGGGCAAGGTCAGCTTGACAATTCGTTGATTTTAATTATTTCGACAGCTGGTTTAGATTTGAATGTGCCAATGTACACGATTGAATATAAGTACGCTGCTAAGATTTTAGATAAGAAAACAGTTGATGATTCGTATTTTGCGTTCATTTCCGAACAAGATGACGAGAAAGAAATTGCTGACGAAAGCAGTTGGATTAAGTCAAATCCTATTTTGGAAGTGCCAGCATTACACGAAAGAATCATGGATTATTTGCGAAAAAGACGCAAAACTTCGCTTGAAACGGGTGAAATCAACAAAGTTTTAGTCAAAAACTTCAATATGTGGCGACAATCAAGCGAAGCTTCGTACATGGATAAGCAGACATGGGAAGATGCTTTAATTGATAAGCCTGACACAACTGGCAGACGTGTTTGGATAGGCGTTGATGTCGGACATTCGAGCGACTTGTTCTCAATCAGCACAATGGCAATGATGGACGATTATTGGTATGCTGACAGCTTTTCTTTCGTTGCTACTAAATACGGTTTGATAGCGAAAGAAAAACGAGACGGCGTGTCTTATATGAATCTAGAGCGTATAGGCGAATGTGAAATTACTACTCTTGAATCTGGTGTCATTGACAATGAGCGAGTTATGGAGAAACTCGAAGAAATGGTTATCGAAAACGATTGGGAAGTTCAAGGAATTTACTTCGACCCTTACCAATACGGAGCGTTGCTGACTATGATTGAGAAGCGACATCCAGAATGGGTGCAGGTTCAAATTCCACAAACAACAATGGTTTTGAATATGCCGACGAAACAGTTTAGAGATGATGTTAAGATTGGGAGAATCAAGCATTCGGGCAATAAGTTGCTCACGATGGCTGTTAATAATGCTTATACACGAGTTGATAACAATGGTATGCGTATCGATAAGAACAAGAATAGCAATAAGATTGACCCGCTCGATGCTTTGTTAGATGCATACGCAGCTTGCTACCTTGAATCATTTGACGGTGCAGGATATTGGACTGACGAGAAAATCTTTGAAAGTGGAGGTCTGTTTTGAATTTTTTTAAAAATAACATTCATACATTGCTACTGTTAGCGGGCTTTGGCTTGATTGATTATTCGTTTTTTAGATTGGATTTAACAGCTGGCTTTATGTGTCTAGGCTTGATGTGTGCATTTTTAGGTTTATATATTGATAAAACAATGCGCTAGAAAGGGGGTGAGATAATGAGTTTTTTTCAGTCGTTAGGAGATTCCAAACTCTCTTATGACGATTATGTCGCTTCTGTAGTGTCTGGTAACGATAGCGCAAAGTATGTTGGTATTTCAGCTCTTAGAAACAGCGACGTACTGACAGCGACTTCGATTATCGCTGGTGATATTGCTAGGTTTCCACTAATTAAGAAGAATGTTCACGGTGATATTATTCAAGATGAGGATATCAATTATTTGTTGAATGTGAAATCGACCGGCAATGCTTCAGCTCGAACGTGGAAATTTGCAATGGCAGTCAATACTATTTTGACAGGTAATGCTTACTCTCGTATTTTGAGAGACCCGAGAACCGGCAAAGCGTTACAGTTTCAGTTCTATAAACCGTCAGAAACTCGTGTAGAAGAATTAGATAGCCACGAGCTTATTTATACGTTCGTTGATAGTCTGACAGGAAAAGAGATTACATGCAATGCAGAGGACGTTATCCATTGGAAATTTTTTAGCCATGATACTATTTTAGGGCGTTCTCCGTTGCTGTCTTTAGGTGATGAAATCAGCTTGCAAGATAGCGGAACAAGTACGCTTTTAAAATTCTTTAAAGATGGTTTTTCAAGCGGTATTTTAAAAATGGAAGGCGCTATGTTGAGCGGTGAAGCTCGCAAGAAAGCTCGTGAAGAATTTGAAAAAATGCGGGAAGGGGCAAAGGGTGGAAGTCCTCTAGTATTTGATAAGACAATGACTTACGAACCGCTAGAAATCGATACGAATGTTCTGCAATTGATTTCAAGTAATAATTTTTCAACGGCTCAAATTGCTAAAGCTTTGCGAATACCAAGCTACAAGCTGGGGGTAAACAGCCCTAATCAGTCTGTAGCACAACTTACGGAAGATTATGTCACAAATGACTTGCCGTTTTATTTTGACGCGATAACGAGCGAGTTAGGTCTTAAAATCTTTAGCCCGAGAGATAGACGGAAGTGTCGTCTTGAGTTTGATACACGTAGTATAACAGGTCGAAACGTTGATGAGATTGTTAAACTTGTCAATAATACACTATTAACACCAAACCAAGGGCTTATCGAACTTGGCAAACAGCCGTCTGATAATCCAGACATGGATAGGTATCAAACGAGCCTTAATTACGTGTTCTTAGATAAGAAAGAAGAATACCAGTCATTGAAAGGGGGTGAGACTAATGCCAAAACGAATTCAGATGAGGGGTCCACTAATTCCGAATAACAGCCAAGAAGCCTATGACTATTATGGAATGGAAGCGACAAGTGCTAAATCAATCGCTGAAGCACTTCCAGAAGACGGTTCAGACGTTGTAATCGAAGTTAATTCAAACGGTGGTTTGGTGACGGTAGGCAGCGACATCTATACAGCGTTGAAAAATTATTCTGGGCACGTCACAGTTGAAGTAACTGGAATGGCTGCAAGTGCTTGTAGTGTTGCAATTATGGGTGCTGACAAGGTTGTCATCAGCCCGACAGCTCAAATTATGATTCACAAGGCTCTGTTTAACGACATCTCTGGTAATAGTGACGACCTTGAATCGGCAGCAAACGCTTTGAAAGCTAGCGATAAAGGCATTATTAATGCTTACAAAGCTAAAACTGGTTTGAGTGAAAATGAATTGCTTGAGCTCATGAAAAACGAAACGCATATGAGCGCTGATGAAGCTGTTGAAAAAGGTTTTGCTGACGAAGTAATGACGTTTGATGAACAACAGGCAGTTGCAAGCATTGGCAATGGATTATTGCCGCAAGCAGTTATTGACGACTATTTCACGAATCATGGCAACAAGCGAAAACAAGAAATTGAAGCTATGAAGCGTGAAATCGAAAAAGAAGAAATCTTACAAGGACTTTAAGTCCTTTTTATTTTGCACAAAAAAAGGAGAAAAAACTATATGTTTGATGAAAAAATCAAAGAATTAAAAGCATCTATCAACTCGCTTTCAGCTACTATCGCTGATAAAACAGCGCAGGTTAAAAACGCTCTTGAAGCTGATGACCTTGAAAAAGCTCGTACAATCAAAAATGAAATTGACACAGCTAAAGAAGAATTAAAAACAGCTAAAGCCGACCTTGAATTATTCGAGGCTACTAAAGTTTCTGGTGGCGCTGAAAACAAAACAGGTCGTGAAATTGAAACAGATGACATGACTTATCGTGATAAAGTTAACGCATTCTTGCACTCAAAAGGTACTGTTGTTAACGAAGGACTTCGCTTCGACGGTAAAGATGAAGTGCTTATTTCAATGAACGAGGTTACACCAATTGCACCAACAACTGACGGTGTTAAAAAGACAGATACTACTAAAATCACTAGTGAAGAGCTTGTTACAACTCCAATCCGTGAAATCAAGACTACTGTTGATTTGAAACCATTCACAACAATTTATCCAGCTAAAAAAGCTTCTGGTAAATATCCAATTTTGAAAAAAGCGACATCAAAAATGGTTAGCGTTGCTGAATTGGAGAAAAACCCAAAACTTGCTAAACCAGAATTTGAACAAGTAGATTGGACTGTTGAAACATATCGTGGAGCTATTCCAGTTTCACAAGAATCTGTTGACGATGCAGATGTTGATTTGATTAGCATTGTTGCTGAAACAGTCAGTCAAATTAAAGTTAACACAACTAATGCAGCTATTGCCGATGTACTTAAATCATTTACAGCTAAAACAGTTGCAAACGTTGATGACATCAAGAAAATTCTTAATGTTGACCTCGACCCTGCTTATGATGTGGCATTCGTGGTTTCACAAAGCTTCTACCAAATTCTTGACACGTTGAAAGACGGTAATGGTCGCTACCTTTTGCAAGATTCAATTACTGCAGTAACTGGCAAAGTCTTGCTTGGCAAACCAGTATTCGTTCTTTCTGATGAAATTCTTGGTGCGTCTGGAGAAGCTAAAGCGTTTGTTGGTGATTTCAAACGTGGTATCTTGTTCGCAGACCGTAAAGACCTTGGGCTTCGTTGGGCAGATAACGAAATTTACGGTCAATACTTGCAAGCTGTTCTTCGCTTTGGTGTTAAGAAAGTCGATGCGAAAGCTGGTTATTTTGTAACATTTACACCCAGCGAAGGCTGATGCGGAAATTGTAAGCGTTCCGACTGAAGCCAACACAGTAACAGAGATTAAAGCTTACTTAGATAGTAAAGGCATTAGCTATACAAGTAGTATGACTAAAGCTGAATTATTGAACTTAGTAAATTCTTAAGGAGGTAGCTAAATGGCAGTCTCACAAGAATTACTGGAAGCAGTTAAACTCTATTGCAAGATTGACTTTGACTTTGAAGATAGCATTTTGGAAGAAATGATTGAAGCGGCACAAGAACAGATTTGTTTTGCAATTGAAGCTGGTTCAAAACCAGAAGATTTTGCAAATTATAAGAAATTTGACCTTGCTGTTAAGAAACAAGTCAAAGAAGATTATGAACATAGAGGTGTTACTGCTGATAGCAATCGTTATCCGCTGGCGAATGGTGTGATAAACATCATTCATCAGTTGCGTTTGCGAGGTGATGACAATGTTAACACGTAAGATGAATGTGCGTATCACCATTTTTAAAAAAGAAGGTGGGCAAAACGAAGATGGCGAAGTTTTAGACAACGTCAGAACAGATATTATGAGTTGTTGGGCGGAAGTGTCTAAGACGACTGTTAAAGATTTTCGTGAGAATACGACAGGCAAACAAGCAGATAATTCGACATTGACTGAAACGAGTGATACGAAAGTATTTTTAATTCGCTATATGCCTAAACCACCATTTGATAATTCAATGTTCGTTGATTTTAACGGACTTGAATATAAAATTGAAAAAATGGAAGTTGATTACGCCAATAAAGAAATGATTATGATAAGCGGGGTGCGTATTACATGACAAAAGGTCTTGATGCAATCTTATCTAATCTTACGAAGTTACAAGTCAAAGCACCAAACGCAGCAAGAGAAGCGGTGACAGAAGTTGCTGAAGAATTTGAAAAACAATTGCAAGCAAACACTCCAGTTGACGAGAAATTCATCGACCATTTGCGAGATGATACAGCTATTAGCGGTTTTAAAGGTGCTAGCGAAGGTATTATCTCGAAAGAAATCGGTTATGGTAAACAAACTGGGTGGCGTGCGAAATACCCAGATTCTGGGACGATTTACCAACGAGGACAGAATTTTGAGGAAAACACAATTAATCAAATGACGCCTCGTGCGAAATACATATACGCAAAGAAAATCAAAGGAGGTCTAGGCTTATGATTGCCGAAACGACGGCGTACAAGCTATTAAGTAACGATGATAAATTGAATGAGCTGTTTGACAGCTATCGCGGAGGTAAATTCGGACATGGTTTTAAACAAGGAATTTTCACTTATGATATTCCCGAGAAACCAACCGATTTAAAGAAAAAAGATTTAGCGCCTTTTTTGCGTATTAACACAACTTATGATGCGCCTAGCAATTATGCCGATGATAGCTATATTAGCACAGAGCAGCGGATTGTCATTAATTTCTGGTGTCAAACAGCTGCTCAATCGGAAGCAATTGTAAAACGCATTGATGAAATTCTAACTGAAGCTGGTTTTGAATGGTACACAGCTAACGAAACTCCTCGATATAAAGATAACGATATTGACTTACTAATGAATGTAAGAAAGTATCGTTTTTTTATTTGGGGTAATTAAAAAAGAAATGAGGAAATAAAAATGGGTAAAGTAAAATTTGGACTTAGCGCTTTTGAATATGCAGTTTTAGATGCTAGCGATAAAACAACAGCTAGCAAAAAATTGCCAGGAATGACAAGTGCAAAGTTAGAAGTAACTAACGAACTGAAAACACTAATGGCAGACGATGGTCCATACGCTGTTTTATCTGGTGGTATTACAGAAACTAAACTAACAATCGAAAACTATGATTTGACCTCTGATGCTCGCAAGGATTTCTTGGGAATCACAGTTGAAAACGGTGTTGAAAAATACAACAAAGACCTTACACCTAACAACATTGCATGTCTATTCCGCACTAAAATGGACGACGGGAAATATATTTGGGTTGGTCTTTTAAAGGGCAAATTCAATGTACCAGGTCTTGAAGCTTCAACTGTTGAAGGTGCACCAGACCCTAAAGCAGATTCAATCGAAGGTAGCTTTGTAGCTCGCGGTGATGAAGATGGTGACATTTTCTACATTGGGCGTGAAGATGCTTCTGATTTCAGTTTAGAAGCATTCAAAAAAATGGTATTTCCAACTGCGGAATAAGCAACTGGTCGCATTTTGCGACCTTTTATTTTTATGTAAGGAGCAATTATGTACGAAATTAAAATAAATAAAGGCGGACTAGAAAAAGAATTCTCAAAAGAATATATCAACGTCCAAGATAATTTGTTAGCTCTTGAACACAATGCGCGTCAAATCGCTTTTATTGATGATAAAAAAGCATCTAGCGACCCAAATAAAGTTAGAAAACTAAACGAATCCTATCTTCGCATGTTCGTAGAAATGTACGGAAAACAATTTACGCTAGAAGAATTGAAGTTAGCTGATGTTAAAACAATGGAAACTCTCCATCAACTATTTGGAGATTCTCTAAACGGTGGCAAGACCGACGAAGAAGTCGAAGATGGTGACGACTCAAAAAAGGAAAAATAACCCCAGAAGAAGCAAGAGACAACTTGTTAACTTGGATTAAAAATCTTTTGCAAAATGGGTATACCATTTTAGAAATAAAACAAATGCAACTATCAGATTTTGAGTTAATGGTGGAAGCATTAGAACAAGAATCGCCCGAAAAGAAAGCAGAAGAAACTGAAACTACTCTTGACAAAGCCTTTCCTTTCTTATTTGGGTAGAAAGGAGAAGAAAGTTTAGTGAATCTAGGAGAATTAGTAGCGACTGCTACGCTTGATATAGCGCCTTTTCAAACAAACACAAAACAATTAAAGACTTATTTGCGTGGTGTCGATAGCTCTTTGAAAGCTGTTGAGAAAAGCATTTCCGGTCAAGGTAATAAAGTTAAAGCTTTACGTTCGGTCTATAACGAAACAGGTCAGGCTTTGAAAGGTTATCAAGCATTACTTGTTAAGCAAACCGAAAATTACAACACCTTAAAATCAAACATTGGAGATGTTGCAAGTGCTACTGAGAAACAAAAGAATCAACTTCTCGGAGCTCGTACAGCTATGATGGATACAGCTGCTAAAATCAGCGAATTACAAGGTCGTTTGCAAAGTTTAGCGACTGAAATCAACATCTTTAGTCGTATGGGCTCTGCTATGACTAACTTTGGCGATAAGTTAACAACTTTAGGTTCTGGTGCTGTTAATCTTGGTTCAACTTTGACTGGTGCTATTACAACACCGTTAGTTGGTATAGGCGTGGCTGCAATGACGACATTTGGTAATTTTGAACAACAAATGAATCGTGTTAAAGCTATTTCTGGCGCTACAGGTGGACAATTCGACCAATTAAAACAACGAGCGGTCGAGCTGGGAGCGAGTTCTGTCTTTTCAGCCTCAGAAGTTGCACAAGCCATGGAGAACATGGCATCTGCAGGAATGAACGTCAACGACATCTATTCGGCATCGGCTGGTGTTATGGACTTGGCTGCGGTGTCTGGTCGTGACATGGGATTGGCTGCGGAAGCTGTCGCAAGCGCTATGAATCAATTTGGTATAGCTGGAGAAAACGCAACGCACGTAGCCGATGTCTACGCAAAAGCAGCCGCTGATACGAACGCCGAAACGGTCGATATGGCAGAAGCAATGAAATATGCTGGTCCTGTTATGAGCTCATTGAATTCTTCTTTTGAAGAAACGGCGGCAGCAATTGGAATTATGTCGAATGCAGGAATTAAAGGTTCGCAGGCAGGTACTACTTTGCGTACAGCTATGCAGCGTTTAGCAGCACCTACAGATGTTGCTGCTAAATTAATGGAATCGCTTGGAATTTCTGCTTACAATTCCGAAGGGCAGATGAAACCAATCAGCGAATTGTTGCCACATCTTCAAGAACGTTTGAGTGGTTTATCAGAAGAACAGCGAAATAACGCGTTGAATACATTGTTCGGAAAAGAATCTTTAAGTGGTATGTTGGCGCTTTTGGATAGTGCTGGACCTGAATTTGACGGAGTTGTTTCTGGGTTACAAAATTCAAACGGTGCTGCTAAAGAGATGGCTGATACGATGAACAGCGGTCTTTCTGGTTCAATTGAAAATTTGAAAGGTAAATTAGAGACTGCTGCAATTACTGTTAGTGAACGCTTTGCACCATACATTGAACAACTGGCTGATAAAGTAGGAGAGTTAACAGAGTGGTTTACCAATTTGAGTGAGGAACAACAAGACCAAATTATAAAATGGGGCTTAGTAGCGGCTGCAGCAGGTCCAGCTTTGGTAGTGTTTGGTAAAGTCGCTGGTACTTTAGGTACAACTTTCAAAGCTCTTGGCACGGTAAGTTCTGGAATCGGGAAATTAGTCGGAAAAGTGGCGCCATTAATAACTAATTTTGCTGGAATGGAAACAGCAGCTGTTGGAGCAACTGGGGCTACTAGTGGATTAGGTACTTCTATTAGTTTGCTCTCTAATCCTTTAGGAGTAGTGGTTGGTGGTGCTGCATTGTTAACTGGGGGGCTAGTAGTTTTAGCAGAAGCTAAAGAGCGCGCAAGAGAAAGCGCAGAAAAATACGGAACCACATTATCGAACGACACAAAAGGTAAACTCGATGAGTTCAGCAGCGCTGTAACTACTGCTCAAACAGCTATGACGAATTTTGAAACTGGTGCAACACAATCAGCAGATAACGTAAAACAAGCTGTCGCGGATATGATGAGCGCTATTACACAAGGCGCGGAAGATTCTAAAGCTCGAATAGATGTGCTTGCTCAAAAATACGGTCTTACAGATGAGCAAGTAGCAGCTGCTAAAGCTAAGCAAGATTTGATTGTGTCAAATTCGCAAACTATGACAGACCAAATCACAGCTATTTACGAGAAGCATAACGGTGATGTCAGCCGGCTTACGACTACTGAAAAGACGATTGTTGAAAACAATATGAGAGAGCTTTGTAAAGCTCGTGTTCAGGAATTAGGTCTTGGTAAAGATAAAGAAAAAGCAATCCTTGAAGTCTTTAATGGCGACGTTAAAAATATGACAATGGCACAACTTAAAGACCAATCTTCGGCTTTGCAAGAAGCTATGAAAGAGGAACAGCAATCTTATAAGACACAGCGTGATGAAATTAAAGAATCACTCGATTTAGGGCTTATCGACCAAGAGCAGTATAACTCGAAAATGGCTGCATTAAAAACGCAACACAATGCGACTATGACAGAGTTCGGTCAAGCATTGACGAAAGTTGCACAAGAGCAGGATGCACAAAGCGGACAATTTGGTGTGTATGCTGAAAAAATTCGTCAAGTTTTAGAAGACTATGACATGAGTTTTGAAGATTTGTCGAAACAAGCTTTGGAATCTGCTAACCAAATAGGTCAAAATACAGCGATGATTGGTACATATACGTCTGACATGTCAGCAGATGCTAAAAGTGCTACCGACCAATGGAACGCTTTAACGCTTGATCCGTTAACGGGCGAACTAAAAACGAATGCTACGCAAGAAGTGGCAAACGCTCTTACTGCTGAAAACGGTTGGAATAACATGGAATTCATCTTGAAAAACGCCAATGTTAATTCCAATGCTCGTGTAGAAGTGGCGGATGCTTTACAAAAATTAGGTGAATGGGATAATACCACTCCTGAACAGAAAGAATTATTATTTCAAAATGACAAGGGATTACTTGCGATTTACGAATCAAAAGAGCAATTAGATATTTGGAATGGTATGCCAGCGAATGTCAAGGAGCTATTAGGAGAGAATGAAAAGTTTACGTCAAGCGCTAAAACGGCGCAAGAAATGCTTGATAAATGGAATAATGCTACGCCAGACCAAAAGGAATTAATTGCTTCCAATCAAACGTCTGAAGGTGTTAGCGCAGCAATCGATATGCTTCTGACTGTTCCTGATGAGAAAAAAACAGATGTAAAAGCTGAAAATAACACAGCTCAAGGCGCTGCCGACGCTAAAGCAACTGTAGATTCAATCAGTCAAGGTTCTCCAATTGGGGTGTTCGCTCTTGATATGACAGGTTCTCAAACAGCGTCCGCACAATCGAAAATCGACAATACGCAACAGAAAAGCCCCGCTAGCCTTAAGGCTCAAAACGATACTGGAGACGGTACAAGTAAGGCACAAGCTGCGATTGATAAAGTTATGCAGCGCGCCCCAATCGCTATCAGAGCTGTCGACAACGCCACTACTACGGTTAGGAGTATTGTTGGAGGTTTTCCTGCCTTCCACACCATTAAAGTGGTGGCAGAAGCAGCTGGTAGTTTAATTAATAAAATTTTCAAGAACGAAAAAGGTACTAACTTTCACCCGGGAGGCTTAGCGCTGGTTAACGACCAAAAAGGACCGACTTATCGCGAATTGGTAACCTTGCCAGACGGAACAAGTTTTATTCCACAAGGTCGTAATGTCATGTTGCCACTTCCTCGAGGCTCGAAAGTCTTGCCTGCTGGAAAGACTAAACAATTGTTCCCACGTTATGCAAATGGTATCGGTTTTGAAAATACTCGTGTTGCAGATGTTGCACGTCGAATCGGTAATTTGCAATCGCAAAGCGATACGGTCGTTTTAACCGACCACGGAGATAATAGCAACATTAATCAAGCTCTTAATAAGCTTATCGAACTCGTAGCGGAAAACACGGACAGCTTAGATAAGCTGGCGGCGAGACAAATAATTATTGAAAATTATATGGATACTGAACGTGTTGGACGCTCGGTTGCTAAGTCAGTAACTAGCGAACAAGAACGTCAGGAATCCATTAAGAACGCAGTATATGGAATGGGGTGGTAATTATCGAAAGAGTATATTTTGACGGAAAAGAATTGACACAATTTATTACCGTCACATCTGATTTTCATTTATGGCAAGGAGCTGATTTCGACCCGCAACTTTTAGAAAATGAAATTCTAAGTGGTTCTGAATTCAATTACACACGTTTCAACGCTAAAACAATTCCAGTTCCGTTTTACAATACGTCTGGAACATTTCAAGAATACAACCAGTTAATGGCTATTCTTAATGTTACCGAACCTAAAGAGTTGCGTTTCAGCAGTCTGCCAAACATAACGTTTCAAGCTATTCCGAGCGGAAATATTGATTATGATAAGTTAACTCGCCGAAACGGCAAAGGCACGATTAATTTTATTATCGCAGACGGCTTAGCGCACTCTAAAACAACTCGTACATTCGAATTCTCTAAAAATGAACAAGGTACGCTTGAAGCTGAAATCATCAACGAAGGAAGCGAAGAGGTCGCTGTTAGCTACGAAATCAAGCTCAAAAAAGAGTCTGGTTTCGTTGGCATTGTTAGTGAGTATGGCGCTATGCAATTTGGTAAGTACGATGAATCAGATGGTTATATGGACAGAAAGAACGTGACGGTTGTTAGTAATCAAAAAGGCGATTTTGCTAATTGGACTGACGGCACTAAGAATTATGAAAATACAAACAAAATCATTACAACTCAAATGACCGCTGATACTTCGTACGGCGGTCGTCTTGGTTTGTTGCCAAACTCATTTACAACAAGCGGAACTTCTGGCGCTTATCAGTATGGAGCGGTTAAGGAATACACGCTAAGTAATCCTATCTCTCAATGGTATATCTGGGCTAGAGCTTGGTTTGAAACTGGATTGATGGGGCAAACTGGCGCTTGGTGCTTAACGGTGCTAGATGAAAGTAATCATCTAATCGCTGGCATGGCAATTGAGAAAGACGACACAGTTGGTAATACTGCAAATGCCCGTTTCTTAATGGGTGACGGTTCGGGTAGCAGTCGTACGGTTAAGACGATTTCATTCACGCCGTCATATTGGCTACCGCCCAACCCGTACGGTACCCAAGGGAGAGACAAGAACTCGAACATGTTCGACTTAGTAAAAGAGAAAGACCGTGTGCAGTTCTTCTGGTATGGTGGCTATTATCCGTTTTACGATTCTCGTTTGGCAAATGTCAAAGCGAAGAAAATTCAGTTTTTCGTCGGACAGTATGCAGGACGAAATACGACAGACAGAAAAGTCACACACCACTATTTAAACGATTTTACTTTTCAAGAATTACACGTCGAATATTGGAAAGACGTGCCTAATCGTTATCCAAGCGGTTCAACAATTGCTATTGACGGCGAGAACGGACAAATCAAAGTTAACAATCAAATTCGTTTAGATGATGAAATCCTTGGAACTACTTATTTTAAAGTTCCGCCCGGAAAAACCAAAGTGCAGTTATTAGTGTCTAGCTTTGCCGAAGTGGAAAGCGCCACAGCAACAATAGAGGAGGCTTACATTTGACAAAAAATAATGTACGTATTGCCATTCGGGATTCAACAGATAGCCACAATGTGGCATTTTTCGATAATCAAGCAGGAATCAAATATAAGAGTGCCAATTTGCACCGCTTCTTAGCAGGCTTGGCAAGTATTTTAACGCTTAAATACAATTCAAAAGACATTGACAGTATTCGTTCTGGCTGTAAGCTTGCTTTTCGTTATAAAAATCGTGATTACTGGCTTAATGTCATGACCTTCGAGAAGAAAGGTTTCGAAGTTGAATTGATAGCTTATTCGCTTGGTCTTGAATTGAACAATGAAACTCGTGGCGAACACAAACCAGCTAATGCTATGTCAATCGCTGAATATGTGGCTTATTATGACCCAGAACACGCTTTAACCATTGGTGTTAATGAAGTATCTGACAAACGAATCAAATTGGAATGGACGGGGACAGACACGATTCTGGCACGTCTTTTTTCTGTCGCGAATAGCTTCGATGCAGAACTTGATTTCAGCGTGGAACTTAATGACGATTACTCGTTGAAACGTCAAGTGCTGAACATCTACCGAAAAGGAAATCTGGGCACAAACAAAGTTAGTCAACCTGTCAGAGTTGGTAAAGAGCTCAAAGTCATCAACTACAGCGATAATATCAAAGAGTTAAGAACTGCAGTTCGTGCAACTGGTAAAGATGGTTTAACGATTGATGGACTTAACAAGAAGATTTACGACGATAATAAGCAGTTGCTTTATTATTCAAGTGCTAACACTGTCTATGCGCCACAATCTCGTGACCGTTTCCCGTCTGTCGGAAAAGGTTCAAATGACAACTGGATTATTAAAGATTTGGGCGAGACACAGTACGAAACCAAAGAAGCTCTTTGGGGCTATATGTACGGAGAAATCCAGAAAATATCTGTGCCAGAAATCACCTATGAGGTTGAAGGAGCTATCGATGCAGGAATTGGCGACACGCAAACATTGATTGATGATAAGCACTTTGAACCAGCTCTTTACGTGCAAGCTCGGGTGTCTGAACTTGAAGATGACATCTTGACAGGTAAAGTGACGAAGTCAACGTTTATTAATTTTGAACGTAAGTACAGTCAGATTGCCGACGAATTACAAAAACGAGTTAACGAATTAGTAGAAGCTTCGATACCATACACGATTAAAGTTTCAAGCGATAACGGTACTATTTTTAAAAATGCGACTGGAACGAGTACGTTTAAAGCTAAAGTGTTCAAAGGTGAGAAAGAAATCACCTCCGACGTCACATGGCGCTGGGCTCTTGACGGCAATGTTACGGTCGGCATGCAATACCTCGTTAAAGCTAGTGCTATTAAGGATACAGCTGTTTTGACTGTCTCTGCTTATGTCGGCAACAACGAAGTGGCAACGACTGAAATCACGCTGACGAACGTCAACGATGGTAAAGACGGTGTGGACGGTAACGATGGTTTGCCGGGCAAAGATGGCGTAGGCTTAAAATCCACAGTCGTCACTTACGGATTAAGCACGTCCGAAACCACACAGCCAACAAGCTGGACGGTACAAGCCCCAACGCTTACCAAAGGCAAATACTTGTGGACTAAGACTGTTTGGACGTACACGGACAACACATCTGAAACTGGTTATCAGAAAACATACATTGCCAAAGACGGCAATGATGGTAACGACGGACTACCCGGAAAAGATGGTGTAGGTATCAAAACAACGACTATCACTTATGCAAGTTCAACGAGTGGTACGACAGCACCAACAAGCGGTTGGTCTAGTACTATTCCAAGTGTCAGTGCAGGTAACTATCTGTGGGCTAAGACTGTTTGGACTTATACAGATAATACGTCTGAAACTGGTTATAGCGTGGCTAAAATGGGAAGTACTGGAGCTAAAGGAGACAAAGGGGATAAGGGGGATAAAGGGGACAGAGGTCCGCAAGGTATCCAAGGCTTGCAAGGTCCTAAGGGTGACCAAGGTATCAAAGGAGATACTGGTGCAGACGGCAAAACGCAGTACACCCATATCGCTTACGCTGACAATGAGACTGGCGGTGGTTTTAGTCAGACAGACCAAACCAAGGCGTATATCGGTATGTATCAAGATTTCACCGCTACTGACAGTAACGACCCTACCAAATACCGCTGGACTAAGTGGAAAGGTTCTGACGGTGCACAAGGTGTTCCGGGTAAACCAGGTGCCGACGGAAAAACACCTTACATTCACTTCGCTTATGCCGACGATAACAAAGGTACTAACTTTAGCTCAACCGATAAGAACCAGCAATATCAAGGCTACTATAGCGACTATACAGAAGCTAACAGCACCGACTACAAGAAATACACATGGGTGGATAGACTGGCGAATGTGCAGGTTGGCACTCGTAATCTCTGGATTCAATCAAAAGCTACTGGTGGTT